GTCGGGCGAAATCAGCGGCGGCTCAGGCACGGGATCGGGAATCGGCGCCGGCGGGATCTGCGCGCGAAGCGCGTCGACCGTCGCCTGCAATTCCTTGATCCGGTCCAACGCCGCGTCGAGCGCCGCCTTGAGGCTCACATTGTCGGCCTTGGTGGATTCGAGCGTCGTCGCCATTGCGCCCAGCTCGCTGTCGGCCGCGCGGCCCATGTTGCCAAGGGCTTCTTCGTAGGTCGCCATCATTTGCACCTTTCGTCGATGAAATCGGTCAGCTTTTCAAATCGGATCGCCTGAACGCGGTACTGCTCGCGATCCTCAGCCCACGCCGCGTATTGCCGGGTCTGGCTTTTCGGTCCGCTACAGCTAAGGCACTGGAGCGGTGGCGGCGGCGCCATGAGCGCCGCGTCCGGGTGGCACGGGGAGAACACCACCGGCCTGGTCGAGCAGGCGCAGCACGTCAACACCAGCGTCACAAGCGCGATTGTCTTTAACGAGCGCGGGGAAGGCCGCCACGATGGTGCGCGTTTCGGCGCGGACACTCTCGGTCTCGCGGTGCAGATCCTCGATCTGGCGGCGCGCGTAGGCCAGATCGTCCTCGGATTTCTTGAGCCGTTGCTCGGCCGCCTGCGCGCGGGCGCGCTCGGCGTCCAGACGAGCAGCGCCGCGCGCCTTGCTGAAGCCGATGCCATAAGCAAGAGCGATAACCACACAAGCCCCGATCGCTCCCATGATCCAGACATTATTCACCGCCGCCTTGAGGAGGCGGCGCGCCGCCGTCCAAATTGCCACCCACATTTTTCTGCCTCGCTGATCTGATTTGTGCCACCCACGTCGCAATGCGTTCGCCGCTCGCCGCGCCCATGAGGAGGCCCGTGGTCAGCGTCACAAGCTCGACGCCAGACCGCATGCTCTCGAGCGCGACACTCTCTGAGAGGTGTGGATTTCCAGAGCGCAGCACCATCCAAAACCCGAGCGCGAGCACGCTCATCGCGACGTTGCGTCGCCAGGGCGACCACCTCGGAACGTCGGTGAGCTGTGCGTAGGCCGTCATGTGGTCACCGGATAAATGCCCCACGGCAATTGAAAATGAGGCCCGTCGACCGGGCGTTTCCAGTCGCCGCCCCATTCGATCGGGAGCGAGATCGCGCGCGCGGTCGCCTTGATATGGTCCGCCAGGATGCGGTAATTCGCGAATGTCCAATCGACCTCGGAGCCGATGAGGATCGCGACGTCGACCGCGTGTCCGGTGAGGTGGCGCGAGTTCATCGTCGTCGAGGCGCCGCTCTGGACGAGCTCTCGCTGCTCGGCGAGGGTGCGCAGGCCGGACGTGATCTTGAACGTCAGGGGCGGCGCGTGCGCGGCCTCGAAGATGACGCGGCGCAAGTCGGGATGAACCTGCGCGAGACGGGCGAGAGACCTTTTGTCGAACTCCATCGTGATCCCTCCTATAGAACACGCACCGCAAAGCGCGTGTATTGGTTTTTCATGCGCGTCTCGCCGGCGCCCGCGGCGTTCAATTCGCCGCGGTTGTCGAGGGTGCCGTCCGCTGCCGTTTGCGGACTGGTGAGCAGCGTCTGTCGCGACTGGCCGGACGCACCATTGTCGCCGACACGGTTGCCGGTCCTTGTCCGCCCGGAGTAGCCGTAAGGCCATGCGGTGAATCGCGCGCCGAATATGCCAAACCCACCATCGGTCCCCATGAACGGGGATTCGTGCTGATGCCGGCGCATGCTATCGCCCTGCACCGAGCCGACAAGATTGCCGGTGTTTCCACCCGGCGCCTGCTGCTCACGGGAAGATTTGTCTGGATCTCGCCCAGCTTCGAAGTCGACTCCGCGCATGACATACCCGCGCCGATCGGGCAGGCAGAAATACAAATTCGACTCAGCCTGCTCCGTGGTCGTCCCGGCGCCGTGCACCACTCCCATGCGCGAGAAGCAAACGGGATAGACCGAGCGCAAAAGCGCCGCACCTTCGGACCACTGGAACGTGCCTTCGCCGTCCAGCGGGTCCGGCAGCGCGGCGCATGGATAACTGATCTCTCCACCGATGGGAATCGCGCCCTTGGCAACGAGGCTGTTATTCACCATCACCACATTTCCGTTGAGATTGGCAAACGCTGCCTGGCCCAGCCCGAGCGCCCAGATCGCGCGCTCGTCAACAATGTCGGTGGTGAGGATGCTGGTCTGCCCGGCGATCAAAACCACCTGCGCGATGGGGAGCTTGCCGGTCGGGATGTCAGGCGGAGATGGTGAGGCCGACGCCGCGCCGGCGACAACCTCGAGAATTCCGGTCGCGATGTCGACGACCACGCGGTCAATACGTGCATTCGATCCAGGCGCGATGAACACGGGCGTCGTCTGCTCTCCGATCGGCGAGAGCGTCGGAGGCCGAAACACGAAGCCGGCACCGAGAATGATGCGCATATTCGCCGGCGACGACGCGCGCGGCTTGAACGGAGTGTTCAGCCGGCCCTGACTGAGAATGGTCAGCGCCTGGCGCAACTGCGTGTTGTCCGCCTTGTTGAGCACGAGGCCCGCCGCGGCGATCACGTTCACCACCTCGGTCTGCACCGCATTCAGCCAGTCGGCCGTGACGGCCGTCGCCAGCTGCGCGGTGGCTGGATTACCCTCGGTAAACAGGCCGCTCACATTCCCAGAGCCATCGATCTTATGCATAGCGGTCAGCTCCCATAGGCAAATTCGAGGACGGTGTGCGACGGCTTGCGGTGAGAGATCGCGCACTCCAGGACGTCATTTCCCCATTCGCGCACGCGGTCCCCAGCCACCGACCGCCCGGCGCGAAAGAGGCGAATCGATTGCTCGGGAGCGTTGACGCGCCAGGTGTGCAGCGCCGGGTAGGTGATCGTGATCTCGTAGCCGAGACGGGCGGCGAGCGCGACATAGAACGCTTCATTCTGGCCGTTCTCGCTGGTGAGTTGGGCGACGACTGCGTCGCGTCGCGCTTGCAGCGTTTGGGGTGCGGTGATGCAGGGATCCGGAAGGCCAACCATCGCCTCCCACTCCGCAATGAGTTCAATCGTCGAGCGCGGATCCATTTCGCGCAAAAGGTCCTCGGCGCGACCGTGAACGCGCGCCAATTCCTCGGAAACCGCCTGCAGGACCCGGTAAAGCCACGTCCCGGGTTCACGCGGCCACGCGGCGCCTGTCGGTAGCAGAGTGAACAGCTGGCGCAGATAGGAAAACCCCAGATCTGAAAGCGGCGGCGGCGCGAGCTTGGGGGGTGGGAGGGGATCAGGCAGCACCGACGGCACGCCGGCCGGACCGAAATACCCGGCGCCAAAATAGCGAACGCCAAAATAGTGATGCCCAAACATGTCACGTCAGGTCCCGCGTTACAGCCGTGCGGTTGCCGTCCGAATCCACCGTCGCGGAAAGTCTGTCCTTGGTGTCAGCGAGATCGCGATATACAGGACTGGTGCCGTCAAGCCCCGATGCCTTGCCACCGAGCGCGGCGTTCGCAAGGCGTACCGATTCACGCAAGGTCACGGAACCCTCAACGGCCTCGTCGAGGACGGCGTCGGCGATATCTGCAAGCACGAGCGTGTCGGTAATGGCCTTGATGGACGCAATCTCAGTGTCGAGATATCCGGCGATCGTGACCTCGCGCGCCGCCGCGTCGGTCACCTCCTTGATGGTTGTGCCGGAAAGATTGAGGGCGGTCGTCGGAGATCCGACATTCGCCAGGTCAATGCCCGCCTCGCCTGTGGCCGACACGTCGAGTGTGCGGCCGGCAGTGGTCGGCCGCAGCGCGGAGCGGTTGGCAATCGAGAAATGCGCGAGCACGGCGTTGACGGTCTGTCCATCGATCACGGCGCCGGAAAGGACCACCGCAAAATCAGAACCGGCAGAATAAAACGTGCCGTCGGCACTGGTGTCGATGGCGCAGGAATGAATGCCGGTAAGGCTGTCGAAGTCCTCGGTGCCTGACACACCCGTTGTCGTCTGGGTGGCGCCGTTGTCCTTGTAGACGGAAATCGTGCCGTCGGTGGCACGCGTGATCGACTGACCGGAAAGTCCGGCCGTCTCCCACAGGAAGCGCAGCACCTGACCTGGGACGATATCGCCGAGATATTTCATGATCGGTTACTCCTATGCGGCCAGACGAATGCCGCCCGGACGAATGAGACCACCGCGAACGCGCGGCAGGCGAAGGCCAGAGGGGGTCGCGGCGAGCCCCGCACCGGATACAGTGAGATTTGCGGCGGTGATCGGGTCCCACGGTGTGGAGATGAGATCGGGCGCCCAGATCAAATTCGCGCGGGCGATTTTGAGCGGGCTCTCGCCGGCAGCGAGTGCCACCTTTTCGGGCGAGGATAGCGTCGTGTTCCAAACGCCGACGCCCCAAATAACGTGGTTTTGGCCGTTGAACACGGCCCCTGCCGATCCGAAGAAGCATCCGACACTCGTTTGAAGAGATGTCATGGTGGGAACGCGCGAGGTTGTCTCCGGTGAGCCGGCCGATCCGTCCAACGCCGCCGTCCGGCTGGTCGTCGTTGCAAATTCGGTCAGGCAGTGATGCGGGTTCTCGTCCGAAATTGTGCCGGCTGTCGCCGCGCTCGACGAGCCTCCTGCGGCGGCGACAGCCGTGACCACACCCGCGCTTGACACAAATCCGAAATAATAATCGCCAAATCCGGCGCCGACCCGAGCAAGGCACACGCCGCCGTGACTTTTTCCGTCGGTGTGGTTCTTGAGTTGTACCCACCACGAAAAGGTTAGCGGAAGCGCGGACGCAATCCCGCTGGAAATTGAAATACGATTGTCGCCGCTGTCGGGAAAGTCATATGCCATCTGTCAGGTCCACGTGATTTCACCGAATGTGGAAATGTCGCCCGGATCGTTCTCGACGTCGGCCGCCGGAGCCGACATGACATAGTCATTTTCGCCGGTCGCCAGCGAGATTGCCTCCCGGATATGAGAAAGCAGGATCGTCCCGCCCGGCTCGGCCTCGCGGCGAATCAGATCGCGTAACTGCGCCTCGATCGCCGCGCGTACAGCCGTCGTGTCCGGTGCCGGCGCAATCTCAAAATCGAGCGCGACCTCGACAGGCGCGGAAACCGTGACGGTCGCGGTGACGGGTTTATAATAGTCGATCAGCGCCTGAACCTCGGCCACCTTGCCACTGTCGGGGATGATGCTGTCGGGGTCGTCGTCCACCACGAAGCGAACACCTACCGTGCCGGGACCGTCCTCGAGCGGGTAGACCCACACGCGCGTGACTCCTGCAATCTCTCTCGCCCAGCGCTCGTAATCATGATCTGCGCCCCCGAGCGGCGGCTTGCGCGTGCGCAGAAGCAAACGCTCCCGAAGGCGATCGTCCGTCTCGGGATCTTCTCCGTCGACGATACCACCTGCCGCAACCTCGGCACCGGGGTTGACCCCGGCGATCGGCGAAATGAAATTAAGCGCGGTGCCAACATCTGCGTTTCCGTCATCGCCAGCGGTGCGGGCGATCACGGCCGCGGTCGCCGTGCCGGACGAAATCGTCACTTCCTCGGTCGTTTCATATTGCAGCTCGTCGGCGCGCTGCACGACAGAGCCGGCGGGGATCACCGCAGTGTCGGTGCCGGTGATCGTTATATTTCCTGTCGCGAATGTTGCCGCGAGTCGGGTCAGCCCATAGAGCGATGCGTGGCGGACGAGATACTCGCCGTCGGCCTGATCTGGGAAAAGCTGCCTGGACACCCACTGAATGTACCCGTAGAGGCCATGGGTTGCGCCGGCGAGCACGCGCGCGAACACATAGAGCGCGGAGCGGCGCAGGACCGCGCCGGCGAGCGCCAGGCGAGACACGAAGTCCTGCTGCACGCGTTCGACGATTTGCGCTAAAGTGGGTCGTTGAAATGCCACCAGATGCTCTCCCTGATGGTCTCAACCATATAAACCGGGCACGGCCCGCGTAATCGCCGGGGACGATGGAATGAACGGCGCAGGAGTCCGGATCGAATGGGATAGTCGTGAACTGACGACGGCCCTTGACAGGCTGACACAAAGACAGCTGCCGTTTGCGATCGCCGTCGCACTCACGCGCACCGGACAGGTCATCAAGAATGCGGAAATCTCCGAAATGCGCCGCGTCTTCGACCGGCCGACACCCTTCACGCTGAATTCGCTGATGCTGCGACCGGCGACAAAGCAGCGTCAATATGCCGAGGTCTGGTTCAAGGACTTTGCACCCAAGGGAACGCCAGCCGCGAAATACCTTCTCCCGCAGGTGCGTGGTGGAAGCCGCAGCAACAAGCGATTTGAGGGCGCGTTGAGACATGGTGGCGTGCTGGGACGGGACGAGTACGCGATCCCCGCGCGCGGCGCACCGAAGGACAGCTACGGCAACGTGCGGCGCGGGCTTTATCAGCGGATCCTTTCAGACCTCGGGTCTTCGCGAGACGCGTCTCAAAACAGCAAGGGCTCCGGGAAATTCTTTGTCGGAACGATCGGTCGGGTGCGCGGCATTTTTCAGCCCGGCACCAGCAGAAACCTGAAGATGATGTTCATCTTCACACGCGCTCCGGCATACCAGAGCCGGTTTGCATTCTTCGAGGTCGCCGCGCGCGTCCAGTCTCAGACTTACGCACGCGAATTCACCAGGGCCATGGATCTCGCTCTCGCGACCGCGCGTTAGGTTCCGGGCTCTCCAAGCTTCGCTGCCCATTCTGGCGTGAAAACCGCCGCGCCCGCGCTGCCCTGCATGATCGAGAAATGGGCGTTTCCGAGTCCTGAGTTGGAGGTGTCGTCGCACCATAGCCATTGCGGGATCACGCTCTCGCGCGCGGCCTGAAACACGTCAGCGGCGTACTGCAGCCGCTCCGCAAGGCTGGGTGCGAACCGTGCGGCGCCGGTCTCGCCACAATAGATCTGCACTGCCTGCGCGTTCGCCCACGCCCGGAATTCCTGATACTGCGCGCGGATTTGCGTCAGCCCAAACCCGGACGTCGGATAATGGATGCCGGTCGGCCGCGAGCCGTCGGTGGAGGTCCCCTGATGCGTGAAGGCGAACGGGTCATACTGGTGATGGCCATAAGCAATTCTGTGCTCGCCCATGCGCGGATCGGTCAACGGCCCGGTGCGCAACCATCCCTTGTAATACGGCTCATACCCATTGGTGCCCTCGCGCCCGTTGCCCATCGCGCCGAGCCACAGATCCGGGTGCTGTGCACGAATGAGCCCCACCCAGATTTGCATCACGGTCTTCAGGTTTGCCTGACCCAGGCTGCTGAGTGCTTCGTTAAACATCTCAAGCACAAAAAGATCGGTTGACCACGCGCGCGACAACGCGATAGCCGAAATCTCGGCGAGCCGCGCGCCCATCGAATTGACGAGCGACGTGTTCGCTGCCGATGGGAACGACGCGAGCGGCGTGTTTGGCGCGATCGGCGTCGAGGTGAACGGGCAATACATCACACGGAAGCCCTTCGCCATCGCGCGCTCGATGAGATCGATATTCTGCGTGTCGGTTGCGAAGGTCGAATAGGGCGCCGGGCGCGCGAAACCGAACATGCGCATCGAGGACGCATGAGCGCGAAACCCCGCAAGCTCGGCGTCGTTCCACGAGCGGCTCAGATCGGAATTGAACCCATGGGATTCGAGGACGCCGGCCCAGAACGTTGACGGCGTCGGCGCGGGATCCGGGTCGCCCCCAGAATCGAGGCCGGTGCCATCGGGGACCGGCCAGTCGGCCGGCACAGCATCGGTCGCGATGTCGGGGCCACCATTACCGGCGTTCGTGCTGGCATAAGGACCCACATCGAACGTGTTGCTCGTTCCAAGGCCGCGAATTTCGAGTAGTGATGCATTGATCGAATCGGATCCGTTTTGCATCGTCCCGGTCACCGTGGTGGCGCCGGCCGTCGGGGCGGCCTTGGTCGCCCGCCAGACGCCATGCCCGAGCTGATTGTCAAAATTTCCGACGTCCTGATCGGCGAAAGGCGAGGCGTTCCCAGGCGTGACGGGATTCGTGTTCTGCGAATAAATCATCACCAGGGCGTCGAGCAGCGAATTCACGTGCAGCGTGGTGATCGGAATATTGATGGCGTTTGTCAGCACACCCTGAAGTCCGACATTCGCGCCGACCGGTGCCGCTTGATTCACGTCCTTGAACATGACTGCGGAAATCGACGCTGACTTCACCTTCTTGGCGCCGCTGACATAATTCGGCGTCGCAACGATGACCTTGGTGCCACTTGCCGGCGCGACCGCAACCCAGCGGGAGGTTCGGTCCCGGGTGGAATAGACGGCCTGATCCGCCGCCACGATGCGCGTCATCTCGACGCCATCGAACGTGACACCGGACAGATCTGCCACGACGTTCTCGGTATCCTTGAGGCTGATCGCAACCTCAAGCAAAGTGTTTGTGTAGCCGGACGGAATGTCGACGGTGAGGCTGTAAGTCGGTGCATTCGCCGTGACCGACGAGCCGAATTTATCGTAGACCTTGGACGGCGTGACGACGGCGTCGGTCAGCGTCACGGCCGTGAAATCAATCTGAAAGTCAGTCCCGGTGACCGTGAGTCGGGCGGCCGGAGTGCCCGGGGTCGACAGCACAATATCATCGGCCGTCTTGCCCAGCTCCGCCAGGACCTGATCCAGCCCCTTGATGTAGTCGTGATTGGGGTTCGACGCGTTGAATGACGCGATAACGTAGGGATCCATGGCGGCGGCGTGCTCTGTCGCGAAGCGATAGACCTTCGCACCAGACGGCAATATGGCGACTGGGATCGTCGGGTCGCGTTCAACCTCGTCGACAGGATGTGGATCGGTCGTTGGTGTAAATCCGAGCCCTCCAGATCCTGTCCCAAGTCCGGTCCAAATGTACCAGGCTCCAGCGCTGGTCAGGGCATAGACGTCACGCTGCGCGGAACTGTTCGATTGGAAATATTCGAGTTTCGCGGCCACAAACGGAAATGGAATCGATGTGCCATTTACCACGACGCGGAAATCGTCAGTGACCGGAGCACCAAGACGGAAATCGTCGCCGGATGCCGTCACAATGAACTCTGCGTCATCAGGGACGACCGTGCCGTCGTCGCTCTCGTCGATTTCTTCCGGTGGAGGCACATCGGGTGCCGTCGTCGCCAGAAGGACCTTGAACTTATAGACATAGGCGCCGGTTTCTTTGATGTAAAACTCGCCGGATGAGCGCCACCACCAGTCGCCGTTCGCGCCCTGGGCATTGTCGGGCGCAGTGTCGCTCACAATGCCCTTCGATCCGGGCGCCCCCTTGGCCGCGGCGATCAGAGATGAGAGTGCAACGCGGCGGGTGCCAATCGATGAATCGAGCAATACGCTCTCGGTCCCATCAAGGTCCGTATCGAGCGTCAGGTCCTTGACTCGCTTATTCGCCATCAGCTCGGATCTCCAAAAATAATCGTGTCGCCTTCGTCGGTCACGATTGTGTCGCCCTCGTCGGTCACGACCGAATAGCTCTCAGGCTCGATGTGATCGACGACGCCGCGCACTGTAGTTGCCGCCGCAAAACGCGCGTCCTCTGCCGCCCATGTCAGGTTAAATCGATATTCGACGATGTCCGTCTTGGGTCGGTAGATATCGACTGCGAACGCGAGCACGCCGCGATCGATCCATTCGGCTTCAACGTCGATGCGGTCGGTTACCCCATCCTCAATGAGATGTTCGAGCGCCTCGGCGGCATAGGCGACAGCGCGGCCGCGCGTTTCCTCGGTCTGCTTTTCACGCTCGAGCAACCACAGCTTGGATCCATATTTGTCCTGCGGCACGTCGTTGAAATCATCGCCCCACCACCCGCGGCGACCCGTCTGGCCGTCGGGAAGGCGGTCCGCAGAAGAGGCCCGCGCGTCGGAAAATAAGGCGCGCACGACTTCCGAGCGCAATCCATCATCGGTCTGCAGATCGTTGTTGAGGACCGACAGGTCGCCGCTTGTCCCGTTCCAGAAGCAGGCAATATCAGTCATCGACTCTCCTATGGGACCGGCGCGCCGGTGTTGCTCGGGCCACCCTGGACGCCGCTGTGCACGTGGCCCTTGCCGGATATTCCGTCGGCAATAACATCAACCGCGCCGGTCACCGTTCCATTGACCGTCAAATCGCCGGTCATCGTGACCAGTGGAACGTCCAGAACGACCTCAGTGCTCGCCTTAATCGCGATGTTGCCATTTCGCTTAAGGTGCACATAATCGCCTTGGTCGGTGTAAAGAGCCACCTCACCCGCCTCCAGCGCTTTCAGGCGATATCGTCGGTCGTCGACCGCGATCACGAGAGGATGTTCGCGCTGACCTCCTGGAAAGACGACCACCGCCTCTGCGCCGGCGAGCGGAACCGATGTGAAGCCGTAATTTTGAAAGCGCTCGGCGCGGTCACGCACCTCACCTTTGAGAATCTCGACCTGCAGAAGCTGCATCTTCGCGTCGTCATTCACCAGCCTGACGACGGCGCGGCTTACAATATTGACGATGAGGTGCCGCAGAGCACGAACGGGATCGGAGAGGCTCATCCAAAAATATCTCCAACCGACTGCGGATCGCTGCCTTTCGGGATAAACGGCTCAGGAGTGAACGCATCCGGGCGCGCGAGCGTAATCTCTGTAATCGATCCGCCCGCATCGTCGAGGGTGATGTGGGTACCAGAGATCAGCATATCGCTGTCGATACCGAGGAATGGCGAGCGGACCGGAACGAGCACATTGAGCGGCCACAAAGCACCACTTTCCTGCGTCCACCCCTGAACGACTACCGACGCGGTGCCGGCGCGCGCCGCGCGGACCGTCGCCTCCCAGTTTGCGCGCTCCTGCGCCTGCCCGAGCGTCATATTGCCTTCACCTCGAATAAGCAGCGCGCGCGCGGCGCGCACATTGGCGTCGCGCGCCACTGCCTGGACCTGCGCCACATCGGCGCCGAACGCTGAATCCGTGCCGGCCGACTGCGCGGCAACCACATAGCGTGCAAAGCGTTCGGCGGTGTCATAGGACCCGGATGCCGATTTTATATTTTTTCCCTCCACGAGGGCGGTGGTCGCGCGGCCGGCCGGGGTGCGCGTCACGATAAGGCCACCTCGCCCGTCGGACATGGTCAGGACGCCGCCAAGACGGCACGCACGCTCAATCACCTCGTAGACAGTCTCGCCGTGGTTGACGGCAAATTTTTCACGCGCAGATGGCACAGCGAAGCCTGGAGCGGTCTTGACGGATATCCCGAACGGCGCGGCGACCGCACTTACGATTTTGTCGACGCGCTGCGCGGCAAATTCCCAGGTGTCCAGGATCGCCGAACAGTCGACGAGGTCGGCGGCCTTGTCGCGCCCTGAAACCTCGAGCGTATGCTCCTCGGAACCGTAGGAAATCGACCTCTGGTCCACGTATCCGGTGATGACGATCTGTCCGTTTGCAGAGAGCGTGCACTCATCGCCCTCGACGATTTGCCACGGCTTCTCCTGTCCATTCCACCGGTCCGACACAGCAAGCGAGAACCCGCCTGCGAGCGAATCGATGCTGCGCTCGATCGAGACACTCTGCCACCCGCTGAAGACGCGCCCGTTTACTTTCAGCTCGACGTCAGGTGTCACGGCTCAGCACCTCGAGCGGAACACCGCCTGGCACAAACCCCGGATGGCGGATTCCATTGCGGCTGACAATGTCAGCTTCGCGGGACGAATCCTCGTAGAAATTATAAGCCAGCACCAGCGCGGGAACGGTAATGGTCGGCGTAAGCGTGATCAGGTGTGCGAGATCGTTGTCCTCGGCCGGAACGGCCTTGACGACCTGAGCGCGAAGATCCCGCAACGCCTCGAACGTCTCGTCGGGCGCCGTTTCGGATTCGACGTCGAGGACATCGGTGATGGCGGTGCGCATCGAAAGTGCGGCCTCGTAGCTATCGTAGGTACCGGTGGGCGCGAGCCGGGCGGCCTCGATGATGGCCAGTTGCCGCACGGTGGATGTCAGGGCATCCTGATTTCCGCTCTCCTGGGCACGGATTTCCGTCAGCGGAGCGGGCGCCGGTGTCGCCGGTTCGAACCGAGCGATTTTTACGTAAGCCGCCATCGCATCGTCGTCGTCAATCAAGCCCCTGACGCTCTCGAACATTCCCAAAACCCTGAGCACCAGTGTCGCCGGATCGCGTGAAATGCTGCCCGCGTTCGCCACAAGGTCCGTCGCGTCCTGGATGAGCCCGGCGGCGGCCGACGAGGTGCTCAGGATTGGTGAGAGCGTGTCGCGAATGAACGCACCATGTTCTCCGAGCAGCGAAGACAGGCTGTCGAGTGCAAATTGCGGCTGGGATGCCACCCGGTAAATGGTCGAAAATCCGTCCTTGATAGTCGATATGGCGCCATTGGCGCTGCGCAGAACCGCACTGGGCGCATCGAGCTTCGCGCGCGGTTCAAATGCGGCGGCTGCACTCTCGGTAAACACCATCGAGAAGCGTGCGACGCCACCCTCGTCGACCTCTTCGCTGTAGCTGTAATCACCGACGGCGACCTGCTTCTCGCCGATATAGGGATGAACGAGGGCGCCGGTGCCGGGCTTCTCGAGCGCGGTGACAAGTGCATCGCGCGCCGCGAAGTAGTCGGTGCCAAGCACATAGCCGTTGACGGTGAACCGGCGACCCTTGCGCCCCAGGTCCTCAACGTAAGCCTCGTCCCTGAGAGGGTATTCATGCGGAACGATTTTACGGCCGCCTGTCGCCTCGTGCGACTGCACGAAGAACGGCGTGCCGCGGAACGTCGCAGGTCTGAGCTGGTCGCGCCAGGTCATCTGGCGCTTTCCGGCATAACGCCGCCGCGCCGATGCACGCGCGTGCGCACACCGCGCCCACCGGTGCGCACCTCGGTCCCGGCAGGGCCGCTGACGCGGACATTGACGTCGAGCGATCCCCGGGACCCGTGTCCGCCTCCAGGCGGCCCAAGAAGGGATGACTGCGGAATGTTGAATGACCGGCGTTCGCCGTGGGCACCGCGCCCGCTCCCGATCTGGCGATCTTTTTTGAGGGACGACACTGCCCAGATCAAGCCGCCGACCGCGGCGGCGCCGCCGAGCAGAAGCAGGCCCAGCGGTGTGCCGACAAGAGCCGCGTTGACGGAGAGAAGAGCCCCACCAAGCTTGATCACCGACGCGACAAGCTTAACGCCCATGAGCCCCACAAGGGCCTTCGCGACGGTCTCGGCACCCCCCATTTTTTCAACCAGCACTCCGAACGCCACCACAATGGGACCGAGCACGCGCCACGCATCGCGGAACCCGCGATAGAGTTCTTGCGTGATCCGCCACGCTGTGCGCAGTCCTTCGACGATGCGCTTGCCCCACAGCTCGGCGATGCGATCGAGGCTGCCGTCCTCCTTCATCGCCTGGATCGTGTCGAGGATCCCCTGCAGCTTGCCTTTCAGGAGGTCAAACGGGCCGCTGTCCATGACCCTGAGCTTGAAGAACGTCCACTGATCCGAGATATTCGACATAAGCCCGGTCCAGCTTTTCATCATCCGCGCGCTCGAGCCCGCACTCTCGATGCCCATTTGTTCGATCAGGGCATTGATCGCGCTGAGCCCCAATTTGCCGGACTCCGACATTTCCTGCAGCTGCTTGATGGGTATTTTCTTCCCCATGCGCTCGGCCGCGCGCTGCAAAATCGCCCAAACAGGCACGCCGCGTTCGATCAGCGGCCGGACGTCCTGCGCCTGCAATTTCGTTTTACCGAACGCCTGTCCGAGCTGGAGCACGATACCCTGCAGCTGCTCGCCGGTGCCGCCGATCTTCGCGACCTGCTCAACGATCGATTTCAGCGAGCCGTTTGTCGGATCCATGCCGAAGCCGCGCATCGTTCGGAACGCCTGTGCGAGGTCATTCATCTCGAACGGAGTTTCAACCGTCATTTTCTTGAGGAACGCCATGCTCTTGGCGCCGGCCTCCGCGCTGCCTTCGATGGCCTCGAGGCTGAACTTCAGCCGCTCGAACTGGTCGGCCGTGTCGATGAACTGGCGCTTGAACAGGTACGCCGCGCCACCGCCCGCGATCGCGACCTTGGCGAACGTCCCCGCGAGTGAGGACACCTCGCGCTGCACACCCTGAACCGCGGAACCCACATTGCCGAACGAACGCGCCAGGCGCGGAACGCCGGCGTCGTTGGCCAGCGAGCGCATCGCGTTGTTCACGCGCACGAAAGGTGAATTGAGCCGAGAGACGGTCGCGTTGATGCGGCGCAGAGGACCGCTGACCCGGTCGATCGCGGTCAGGACGACGTGAAGCGGATAATTAGCGGGCACGGTTCACAAACTCCACACCACGATACCAGAACTCCAGCTCGTCGGCACCCATCGCCCAAAGCTCAGCTGCGCTGAACCCGTAGTGGGTTGCTACGATCCAGAAGGCTTCGCGCCAGTTGTCGGGCCAATTTGCAAAAAACTGTTGAGAATCTCCACTGCGGCGAAGAAATCTGACGGATGCAGTTTTGAAGTCACCCCTTCGTTTTGCCCGGACAGCCGCCCGAGCAAGCGGCGAAAATCACCAAGTTTGAGGTCGGCCGACATATCGTCCATGTCGCCAGCCGTGGCAGGGCGAATTCGCAGTTCTTTGATTTCCTCGCTGCCAAACACGACAGGGAAGCTCAACGGCAATACGGTGCGCTTTTCCTCGTCTGCCATCACGCGACCTCCTCGCCAATCTCGGCCTCGAAGCGCACCGCAATGTTGCCCTCCTCGGTGTTGCCAGTTCCCTCCGATGCAAACCACGCGTTTCGCAGCGTGAACGTCTTGCCGTTGGGCAACCGCATCGTGAGGGTCGCGTCGGTCGTTGTCACGAGCGCCGACAGGTCAAGCCCGCCGCGGTCCGTGATTTCCCCCTCAAGGAAAGCCACCTGCGGCATCTCCTTGTAGCCGTGAACACGGTCCGCCCCGACAATCGCGTCACGCTTCGCGCGGCCGAGATTGTAGGTAAAATTCCCCTTGGCGTCATACACCTCGCCGTTGATCTGCAGCTGAATAATCCCACCACGAATCTGTGGCATCGGCGGTCTCCTTTTGCGTCAGGCCGGACTAGAGCCGGAACTGGATCTGTGCTGCGACGACGAGCAGCTGGTTGATGAGATCGGGGGGCAGCAAGAAATCAAGCCGGTTCGGGTCCTGATCGTTTCGCACCACGATCAGGTTGGCCTTGAATGTCTCGAAATTCTCAACGAGCACCAGGCGCTCCATATCGCGAAACCAGCCGATCGCCTCGGCCTTCCCGACCGACGGAGTCATCAATGCTTGACCGGCGCTGGCGCGTGATCCGTCGTCCGCCAGCTTATGGCGCGGGTATTTCGCGGCGATCTGCACTCGGAACGAGTAGCGCAGATACATCAGCGTCAAAAGCGTGTTTGCATCACGGTAGGCAGTGTCGGCGCTGCCTGCTGAGTTGAGCTTGTAGGTTGTGACAAGCCGCTCAATTTCCATGCCGCCGTCAGCGCTGTACCGAAGCGTTCCAATTCCGTTGGCGATCAGGATATTTCGCTCTGCGAGGGTCAATCTGGCGCTCTGCTGAGGCGGCAGCACACCGACAAGCGGCAGACTCGTAAACGGCCGCCCCGGATCAATCGAGCCATACGCCGCGACCTTCGCGGCAACGGCCGCCGCGGTCTCATAGGGTGGTGTCGGGCTTCCACGCTGGCCAACGGGGAGCGTGAATTGCGAATTGCGGCCAGTGCCGAATGAAATCAGGTTGTTCTGGGTATCGTTGATGCCGCAGAACGCATACCCATCAATCATCCGCAGGGGACCGTTGCGCGACGAGAGCTCGGTCTCGAGCGCGGTGAGGCTCGTCGCATCGCGATACGGATTCGCGATGATGTGGAACCACGTATCGCCCATGGCCGTGATGACATTAGTGAGAGATGGGTTTGCGGCGCCGTTGGCCATCGCGGTCACGGTCAGGCCGACGCCCGCCGGCGTCTTCTCGCCATCGTTGTAGTTGACGCGCAGATCGATCTCATTGCCATACAGGCCGGCGTTGCGGGCGGTGATTGTCACGGCCGCCGTGTCGACCGTCGCCGTGACAGGCAGATTCGTATTCGCGTTGATTGCCGCGTTGATCGCGGCGGCGATGGCGGTGGCCGCGTCGCCGGACGTCACGGCGATCTCGATGCGCTCGCCGCCGATGTAGAGAGCGATGATCCCACTGGCGGTGGCCGGACCTGTCACAGCGATGGATCCCGCCGCAGCGTCGCCAGAGACGCTGTCTTCCAGGAGCGCGAGCCAGGTTTCGGTAATCTGGCCATCGTTACGAAACCAGGAGCGCGCCATGCGATGTGCCAAAGAACCGCGGCCGGCGAGGTCGATCACATCGGACTCACTCGAAATCCGATATAGTTCATCGCCCTCACCGGTTCCCGCATCGGTTTTTTGACCAATGAGCAGCGCGCGGTAGCGAAGCAAGGCAGGACCCTGCTGAGCCCGCGAAGCGTCGAACTCGACCGCCACGAAGGGCACCAACAGCCCGCTGGGGATGGAATTAAAACTGATGCTCATGGCCGGGTCTCCTAGTCCGTGGGCAGAGTGACAACGTCGTGCGATTGGTCGGCCTCGGCTTGCTCACCATTGAGGCTCGTTCGAATGTCGGCAGTTTCAAAATCATCGAGCGCGTCGGAGACAATCGGGACCTCGGTCTCGTATCGCACCGTGAACGTCATCGCGAGCATCCCGATCGTGCGTTCAGCGTCCTGCTCGAAGGACATTTCTGTCGACGACAGCCAGCAATCGCCAACCAGCCCGCCGAACGTCTCGTCGAGAAGAACGGCCGCCTCAATCTGTTCGGCCAGTGCGTCCATACGATCATCGAGGACGTCGTCATCGTCTTCGCCGGCGCCGGCGACCGTGTCATCGGTCCGACCGGACACAATGGAACCAACCATCACCGAAAGAAGGCGCGTGTAGCGGCGTGGCGAGGTCTTGAGGCTGTCCTCGACGAGCACTTCGTTCAGCGTGTAGACCGACGTCAGCGGCAGATCGCGAGCACGGTGGAGGCTCGTCCGCGATCGATAGACTTTCGCGCCCGAATTCGTTTTTCCGACCAAAGCGTCGCGGATCGCTGTGCGAATCTGCTGGCGTGGGTGCGTCATGACGCGGGACCGATTTTCTGAAGAACAAGCCAGGCACCGCCCTCACCATCTGGCTTTACATCGACGATGCGGAAGATAAACCCCGCGGCCGTGACTTCTCCGTCGTCCTCAACCGGATCGATGGGCAGGTCTTCAAGGCGCACCCACAGCGCTGGAAGGGAGGTCGGGACATTGGCCTCACCGCCGTCGATCGAAGAATACTCGTTCGAGAAGATGGCATGCGGCAGAGGCGTGCTGACATCGAGCGCCGAGCGATACTCCGCAACCTCGCCGAACACAGCCTGCACTGTTCGGTCCGAAATCAGAAGTGCCTCGTCCCACGTCGTCATTTCAATCCCCTAGCAAAAAGGCGGGCGCGCCCTCCGGAGCGGCCCGCCTGATTTTTCGAACCGGGCTCAGGCTTAAGGCGCGATGATCCCGGCGATACGCAGCTCCGCGAGCAGCGTGTTCAGTTTCGGCAGCCACGTCGCAACGAGGTCATCGCGGAGCGCGTCGGCGGTCGCGGGCGAATCCGTGAGAGCCGCGAAATCAGCGATGGCAGCCTGTGCGCCCTCGAGCGCGGTTGGCGCGACGCCGTTGAGAAGGACTTCGCCAGTCGCGGTCGGGTTTGCGGCCGCCGCGGCAGCAACGCCGATCAGCTGACCCGCGGTCGCGACGGTGGTGCACTCCGCACCGGTGTCGTCCCAATAGATTTTCTGCCCCTCGGTCCACGCCTGCGCTGAGGTCTTGGGCAGCACCCACACGCCGTCGCGTTGACCGCGGAACGGATCACCCTCGTCCGCGCTGCCGAGTGCGACCACGAAGAGGCCGCCGATCAGATAGCCGCTACCGGACACGACACCATCGGTCGGTGCCGTAAGGTCCAGGACGCTGCCCGGTTGTTTGTAATTTCCTGCCATTTTGCTCTCTCCGGTTCGTGGAAGCGGCGCTCAGCTCTACGTTTACGGGGTCCCCGCGTTGGTCGTCGCGCCGCGGTAATCGACGTCACCGACGCCATAGTCGAGACGAACTTTCATCTCGACACCGTCCGTGCGCCACCCGTCCTGCGTATCGAGGAACGGCGTGTCGTTGCCATCGAGGAACGACACCTCGATCACGGGCGCCACCGTCGGGTCGGCGAAGGCGTAACGGCGCGTCCCGCTGAGGCGCGGAGTCGCGACGACGCGGCTATAGAGGCCGCGCGACTGGTTTGGCTTCTGCAGCTTATTGGCCGTGTCCGGGTCGTACTGTGCCTCGTTGATCGTGTTGGCTGTACCCTTCAATTCACGAGCCACGAGCAGCACGGAAGGCTGGAGATCGAGATACTCGTTCCCGCTGGGATCCATCTGGCGCGACATCAGCGCGGCGTCCGCGTCAACCGAGGCCGCCGAGATTGCGGCGGCGGTGCCAACATTTCCGCGGTTTGAATGGAACAATGGCTGAGAATCGGCTTGCGTCGGACCGAGCCCACCGTTCAGCAACAAGAGAGCGTAGACGTCCATTTCGATCGACAGTTTTGCGGCACGTCCAATCATGCGCGCGAGGCGAGAAAACGCGTCCATGTCGTCATTGATGATCGCCTGGCGCGAAAGGTTGATGATATTGCCGTAGGTGTCGATCAGGACCGACGCCTTCTCGGTATCGGGAATCGACTTGTTCCGAAATTCTCCGTTTTCCGCGACCTTGTCGAGGCGCGAGAACGAACCCATCCGATAGCGGTTGTGGGCGCGGAAATCCGACACCGAACCGCGACCACACCACGCCGACCACGTGTCTGCCTGGGTCATATAAGACGCCTGGAGCGTCTTGTGCATCGTGTTCTCGAGCAGCACGGGAAAATCAGCGGTCCCCTGCGTCATGCCATTCGCGCGAATCAGTGCCTCACCGACAATCCACATCTTGTCGCGGCCGCGCGTTTTGACGCCGGCGCGCTCCAGACTTTCGCGCGCGAGGTCGAACAAGGTGAGCCCGCGAAACTCGCCAGGCTCCAACTTGACGTCCTTCTGATAGGTTCGCACCAGATCGCCAAGACCGGCCTTGACGATCAACCAATCGCTCGCACCGCGAATATACTTGTCGAATTCGTCGGTCTTGACGTCGACCCGAACCTTATTGTCGATTTCCACTTCGCCACCTTTTTCGGCCGCCGCGTCGATGATGCGGGCGCGCGCTTGATCCAGCGAGAGGTCCGACGCAATGAGTTCGTCGGCGAGCTTTTCGTCCAGCTTCAGGGCACGGACACTTTTGCGGATCCCCGCACCTCGGGTGCGCTCGGCGGCGACTGCAGCCTTGCGAACTTCGTCATCTGAGCCGGTCGCGACCGTCGCCGCCGGAGGCACCACAGCCACCTCCTCGGTGCTTTCCGGGTCGACAATTTCCGGTGCCGCGGTGCTCTTTTTCGTGGCCATATCGTTCTCCATTTGCCCAGCTCGGGTCACAATTTCGCAGTCGTTTCGCTCGGTGTTTTCGCTTCGGAACCCGGCACCGTCGTCCGCGCCGACGGGGACGACGGAGATCTCGAAGGGCTCCCAATCGATGGCGCGCATGACGGGGACCTTGCCGTCGGCACCCTCTGTCTTCTCGAATTTGTAGACACGGTAGCCGACGGAGGTGTTGCGCAGGATCCCGTCCTTGACCTTGCGGAAAACCTTGTCGGCTTCCTCGCTGTCCTCGGCGCGCGCGAAGCGCACCGTCGCGGTCCCGGACTTGCCGTCGACGCGCGCGATTTCGACAACGCCGAGCACGGCCTCGGTCGTATAGTCGTTGTGCGTGTCAAGCAGCGGTGCACCACCGTTGAGCCGCCCCAGACGGACGTGCTTCGGGTCGAGCGACAGCTCCTCCATGAAGGGACCGTCGATCCAGCTGCGGCGCAGGACGCGCGCGCCGGTCGACCAGACCAGCTCGACGGTCCGGCTTTCCTCGTTAATCGAGCGTCGATCGAACTCTGCCCGGAACGCGAGGGGAGTTACCTCCCGCGTGTCCGTCTCGACTTCCCTGCGATGTGCGGTTCGCTTCGTCATGCCCCAAAATCTGCCAGACGCGACGAGGGGCGATAATCGCCAAGATTTTTTTATTCCACGCTTCGTTTCGCCGGGGGATCTGAAGGGGGGGCGGCGACAGATTGCGCCTGCCCGCTTTGGGTGCGCTGGCGGGGATCGCTGTCGAGAACGATGCCCAGCTTATCAAGGGTTTTGAGGTCGGCTGAGTACTGATTCCAGAACACGCGCGGATCATAACCCTGCGCGCGAACCATTTCCGACGGGGTCATGAGACCGGCGCGGACCGCCGCCATGCTGGCCTTCGTGTCCTTGTCCGGGTCGACCATCGGAAGCGGCGGTGGCGTCCAGTCGGTTGCCATCGCCGCGGAAACGGATCCAACCGCCACAGCCGCATCCTGCACCCATGACCATACCCGCTCGCAGAAGTGCGGAATGAGAAGATCGTACTGCCATTCAAGGATATTTGACGCGAACGTCAGTCGACCGAGGCGCCCGGACGAATAATTGACGTTTGAGTAATCGCCGGTGAGGGATTCGTAGGTAATGCCAAGGCCGGCCGCGATTTTCCGCAACTGAGACCGCGAAAACGACTCGTGATCGGTCGTCGCGGGAGGTGTTCCGAACTCAACGTCCTTGCCGGGCGGCAAAGTGACCAGCATGCCGGGCTCGAGCGTGTCCGAGAGCGGGTCATCGTCGTCCTTTTCCCCCAAATGCCCGGAGGCGCCCTGGGTATCGGTCACGAAGGCGGCAAAACACGCGGCGATTTTTTGTTTCATCAGTGTGGCGTCGGCGTATTCGTCGAAATCCTTCAGCGTCAGGATCGCCGGCGCAAACCATGATACACCCCGAATTTGGCCGGGACGGTCAACACGGTAGAGGTGGATGATTTCGTCGGCCGGGATGCGCCGCGTCTCCTGTGACCGACCCCAATCGCCGCGCGAATCGCCGGGATGACTGACGAAAAGGTGATATGCGACCCGTCGCCCAATCTTGTCGAATTCCACTCCCTGAATGATTTTATTGCCGTCGACGCGGGCGGCTTCGGTTTTGTTGTGGTCCAGAAAATCGGCCTCGATCACTTCGAGCTGCAGGGGGAGCGGCAAACCGTCAGCGACGCGGCGCGCACGCCTCCGGATCAACACCTCGCCGTCCTGCGCCATCGCCTTCATCACCAGGCGCTGCATGCTGTAGAACGAATGGCGCCCGTCGGCGTCACACTGTCGGACCCACTCGGCCCACACTTTTGCAAATCGATCATCCTTGAGTACGGGTACGATCCCCCAGCCCACCGCACTATTGGCGACGATGCCGAGTCCGTTTCGCGCCCAGCCATCGTTGCGCACGAGGTCGCGAGCCAGGTTTCGCAAATGGTGGATCGCAATCAGATTTGCAGAATTTGCATCAGTCGACGGCCGGCGCCAGTGCTGCGTGCGGCGGCTTTGTTCGGCGGCTTCGAAGTGCCGGGAGAAAAGCTGCGAGGCCATGCGCGCGCGCACCCGAGTAAGACCCCGGGTCGGCGAGATCTGCATGATGATGGAATCGAGCAGGTTCATCAGACCCCCTTGCGCACGGCGGCGAGCTTGTAGTTCGATGCGCCGGCCGCCGCGTTCACGTCGGCGATCATCTCGGCGAGCAGGCTGCGCATCGCCATGAGGCTTTGAAACTTCGTGCGGCGCCCGTTGAACTCAACCTCGAGCACACCAGTCGCAATACTGGCCTTCAGCTTGTCGATATCGTTTTGCGTCCACGTCGCCATCATCGTCTCCGCTTGAGCCAGTCGGCATTCTTGCGCCGCTTTCCGGTTCTTTGTTGGACCTCGGCGCCGACGCGAAAGGGCTCCGGGTCCGGCTTGACATTGCGCGGTGCGTGAACCCTGTCAAAATCGAGATCACTCATCCGATCGAGCCCGGCCAGCGCAGCCGCCGCGCGTGCATAGACGCGGCAATCGAGCCAGTGATTTTCGCGGCCCGGGATGAGCTCCCATTCAAACTGCACAAATCCATTTCGCTTCCGCCGCGTGACAAGCTGTTCGGCCGTAAACTGCTTGAAGATATCCTCGCCATATTGCGGGAAGTGGCAATAGCCCGCCGGAAAGTCCGCGGCGTCGCCGCTGGTCGGGCGCTCAAGCCGCAAAAACCCATAGAATTCGCTTTTCGCAAGGTTGATCCCGACCGGCCAGATTTTATAACCGCGCTCCATGCGCCGGCCGCTGATCGTCAGATCAACTTTCGAGGGCGCACCGATCAGAATCGAAGACGTTGAGACACCCTTCACTGCGATCACGCGCGGCATCGTGTGCAGCCGTGCCCATGAATAGACGTGCTGGGTGTTGTAACCGGAGTCGACCGCAAGCGAGGCGATCCTCATATCGATGCCGCTTTCGTGCATGAACGACCGATCGAGGATTTTATCGAGATCGGACCACACTCCTTTTTCAGCGGTGTCACCTGGCAGCACGCCGGCGTCGATCGACCAGCTCTGTTTACCCTTGCCCCAGCCGATGACCTCGTAAACGAGCCGATCTTTCTGCACGTCGACGCCGGCGGTTATCATGACCACACCGGCCGGCGCGGTTCCGATCGCATAGGATTCGCGGCGATCGAACAGACGCTGCCAATCGGGTGCATCGCCGCGATCCTCCCAGCATTCACCGAGCACGGTATTGACAAACACGCGCAGCTTTTCGGTGTCGCCTTGGGCGCGCTCCCACATTTCCGCGACTTCACCCCATGAAAACCAGCCCACGGGCGAATAAAGCGACGAGAGATGGTACGAGCGCCGGCGCGGGTCGGCATCCGGATTTTCTGGGACCCACCGGCCCCGCTCGAGCATCTGCGTCTTGTGATGATTTTCGATCACTTCCTCGCACGAGATACACTCATAGACGGCATCGCGCGCAGCCAGGCCGTACTGCTTCCATTTCAATTGTGCGAAAGCGAGCTTTTGCATGTGGCCACAATGCGGGCACGGGACGTGATAATAGCGTTGGTCGCCGGCCATGAACGCCGAAAGGATTCGGCTGGTCGCCTTGTTCGTCGGGGTCGACACCTTGAGGCGCTTGCGCCGGGCATATGTGCGCTGCCGGGCCTCCGCGAGATCGATCGGGTCACCTTCGTCGTCGATGCTAACAGGATACCCATCGATTTCATCGAGCAGCAGGTAGCGCGCTGGCATCGAACGCAGACCGACCGCGCTATTCGCGCCGGTGATGATCAGCACGCCGCCCTCAAACTCTTTCGAGAGGACCGTGTTCGTACTGTTCCGGGACTTCTGGCTGGCAACCTTGCGCCGCAGGCATGGCGTATCCGTGAACAAAGGTTCGAGCCGCTGACGGCTGTAACGCTTGGCGAGATCCACGGTCGGCTGCACAATCATCATCGGCCCGGGCGACTGGTCGACGAAATAGCCTATGGCGTTCTGAATCGCCTCGGTCCCGCCAACCTGCGCGCCCTTCATGAACGCCGCCTCCTCCACAGGCGACAGGTTCGACATGCAGTCCATGATTTCGCGAAGGTATGGCGTTCGGCTCGTTCGCCACGGTCCCGGCTCGGCCGCAGCCTTTGCCGAAAGCATCCGGTGTGTGTCAGACCATTCCGAGACTTGCAAATCCTGATCAGGCCGAAGCCCCGCCCGGAACGCCTCGCGATAAGGCGATTTAGGTTGTAGCGCTGGCGAGGGCATCGAGGGCGTTCTTCAGTTCGGCGGTGATAATCTCATGGCATCGCGCCGGATTCTGTTCCGCTGCGACCAGGGCGGCAATGCGATCAGCGGTGCCAAGGATCGAGTTGCGCGTTGCACGCGCCATTTCAAAGGCGTCCTTCCTGACCGTCTCGGCGTCGACGAGCTCGCCCTTGCGACGCCGCGTCTCCATTTCCTGAGCGTCGGCCGCCGCGATCTCGCGGCGCGTCCGCGCTTTCATGAACTCGCTGGCACCCGCGACCGCCGTTTTTGTCCGCGCCTTCGTCGCGATCGTGAGCGCCTTCCACTGCTCGTCGGCCTTGATGGGATCTATCTTGCCGTTTTTCTCGATTGTGATCCGCCCCGAAGCGACCGCACGTTGAACGGCGCTCAAGCGGACATTCCGATGTCTCGCGTATTCGCGTTGCCCCATTAACTTTGTCAGACCGCTGACCACTCAAATTTTCAACCTCTAACTAGCGTCAAAAAGGGGTTCGAATTACCCGCGCTGGCGCGACCGGGGA